CCGATGATGTGCCTTGAGTTACAACATAAGATAACTTAACAACATTACCATCAGATAATTTTTTACCTAAAATACCATCACCAAAATAAACCTGATATGTACCAGTCAAACTTTCTTGTAAGAAATATACAAGTGAATTACCATCCAATGTTAAAAAATTAGTAGATAGATTATAGATATCAAAGTCTGTATTAGATGACGACACTTGAACTGCCACTTGAAGTGTTGTTGTGTCTACATTAGATTCTGGTATCTCATATGTGTATGTTGGATTATTTGTTGAATCTACTGTGAAAGAAACAGAAGCTGGTATACCTTGTTTGATAGGTACATCAGTGAAATATGCTGTATTGGCTGATACATTCACAGTATGTGCATCGGTTGTTACAAAATTGTAGTTAACACCATTGACTGCTTCAGATAAAAAATGTGTAAACTTTGGTAATGTCAGAGATGCATCAGAAACTTGATTAACTTTAACATTGACTGTGGCTGATGGTGCAATAGATGATTTTGGTGTATAATCTAATACTTTAGCTTGAGAAACAACAGAACTTCTCATAATGGCCGAGTCTAAGAACATCTCATTGGCCACCATATTCAAGTAATACGCATTATATTGTGTATTATATGCTAAAACATCCAACAATACCGATAGTGCTGAACCTTCATAGTTATAATCTTGTAATACTGGTTGAGATTGTAGAAATTGCTTCAGATTGGTTTTAATATTATTAAAATCCAAGTCCGTAATTTGAACATTAGAGTTAGCTGCAGCCATTTTATCTATTTCTCTCTAAAAAAAGTGTTACTGTTGTTGGTAATGTCGCATTTTGTATATAAAATGATAAAGTAACATTGTACCTGTTATTTCCTTCATCGGCACTTACATTGATATACTGCATCTGTGCTCTAGGCTCATAATTGTTAATCATATTATTAATTTCACTCTCAATACTTGAGTTTGTTAGTGGTGAAAAGTTTTCAAACAACAAAGCATCAAGGTTTGAACCTAAATCTGGATTGAATGGTCTCTCATAGTGCTTTGTCAACAAAAGATTACGAATAGACCTGATGACTGCCTGAGCGTCATAACTCAAGGCGACATCAGCCGTTACCGGTTTAGGTAAGAACGTGAAGTCTATGTCTGAGTATATCTTAGTTAAATTTGCCATTGTTTATTTATTAAGCCTAGGAGTAAATTCGCTTTTTGGATTCTTGGATTGCGTCCGGACTTTTTCGGGGGCCGGACAGAATTTTCGAATTTTATGGATTTAAGTTAATTGTTGGTGCAATCAATGTCATATTGCCGCCAGAAGTGACCTCATATGTTCCACCGACAGTGGCTTTGAAGTTACCATCCACTTTTTCTGTAACATTACCTTTTACATATAAATTGGCGTCACCATCTACTGTGATATTACAAACACCTTTGATGTGAACATTATTGTCATTTAGATAGATTTCATAGTTTTTACCTGAAACCTTAGTGACTTTGCTACCATCTGGTGCAATTTCTATAAAAGTATTAGCGATATGTGCAATATGCACTCTTTCAGCTCCAGGTGTATCATCCAATTCGATGACATGACCGGCCAAAGTTTCAGTTACGTTATTATATGGTGGTTTTGTTGCATATTGTGACTTAGGTTCGTCCCAAGAACCACCAGAAGCTGTTGGAACACCAGTATCAAGGTTTGAATTGTGAACGCCAATGATTGTATTGGATATGTTCTCATTGCGATATAGGCGGCTTGTTGTTGGTTCATTTAATGGATAATGGTCACCACCAGAAAATCCTTTTGATGTATTTTTGCCTTGTGTTGGAATACCAGGAAATACCGATAACATCATTGGTGCTTGACCAGAAATGCCATCGTAGAAGAAACCAAAGACATAATCACCGGGAATTGGTGTTGAAGAAGTCCAAGATGAATTCGGTGACCAACCTGGTAATGCCCATGGCAGATGGTCTGTTGGAATGTCTTGAATATTATCGGTGTGATAGCCAAAAATTCTCACTTGGCATCTGCCAAGATTCAATGGGTCATCTCTGGACTCAACCACGCCCATCCACCAATTAAATCCGTCTTTACCTAAAAAGTTTTGCATTATGAATTAATACTGTCTTTCCACACAGAGTTACTATTATCAACAGTTTCAAATTGTGTTCTTGAACTGTCTTTCGCTATTTCTAAAATTGTTTGATAAGAACCACTTATTGGTTGTATAACATGTCTAACAGCAGTCACCAAATACTTACCAGAATAGAATCTATCCAATTCTCTGGCTTTAGTTCCAGGTTTAATTGTCATTAAATCAAATTCAATTACTTTGCCAGCAGAAATACCTGGATCACCTGGAATTGATATCTTAGCCATATTGTAATTGGCCAAATTTAATTGTGCCGTTCTTTGTGGTACATAGGTTTCAGCATAAATGTCTTTGGCAAAGCCACCTTCTTTAGACTTTATGTAAGAATTCTGCGCCTCATTGGTATTGCTGGCTAACAATTTAGTCACCGCTTCAGATGTTTGTGTTAGTGTTTTACCAAACCTATTTTCTAAGTTATTTGTAACACCATTATCATTTAATGATTTGGCTTGGTCTTTGAATTTATCATAATCAAAATCTGTTGTAAAAAACGACCTAGTTGTTGGATCCAAAGTAATCAAACGATTAGCGAAAGAACCAGAACTGATATCATTCACTACATCAAAAGTTTTAGTGAATTCATATTCCAACACAGTAGTTACTTTGTCTTGTATTGGTTGTTCTTTATCATCCAAATTCTTCTGTTGATATTTGTATGTAGCATAAACATCATCTTGAAACATTGACTGTAATGACCTAAAATTGAAACCTTCTCTTGTTTCAAAAAATAACATATCAGCACCTATTGTACCTGTGGCTTTAGGTCTGGCATATGTTGATACCCAGCTGATAGTTTCAAAAGGTTTAAATCTTGGAACAATAAAATCATACAAACCTGTTGTTTCTTCAACTGTATTAATTTTTGCATCATCCACGTTTAGTTGGCTTTGTAGAACATCAGACACAATATCAGAAATCTTCATTCCTTTGTAGGACTTGCTGATTTTAATTTGTTCAGATAGTATTAATTCTTCAGAACAAAAGTAAAGTGTGTAATAGTGTGTGTTTTGATTGCCTGTGGCTTCTTTATTGCCAACTTTATACACTCTAAACAATTGGTCATCTTTATTTGGTCCATTTTTTAACTTACCAAAGTTAACTTCCATATATTCATTACCAGTTAACTGTAAAGATTCAATAAAACCTTGTGAATCTTCAATCTTCACATAACCAGACACAGTAAACGTATAAATGTCTTCATAATAAGACAATTCTCTAAAGAGCTTTTTCATCTCCATTCTGTTGCCACTGGCAGTCAGAAAGTTTAGTGTTTTAAGATAGTAATCTTGTGGAAAATAAACACCAGGAGATTCAACAGGAGCATTTATACTGTTAATATCCATTATTTACTCATTAATTTCACAAATTCGGTTTCTAATTGGTCAACATAATTATTATTCAAAATATTGATAGTTCTTTTGGCTTCATTTATACCCAATTCATAATCGAATATTGATACTGCTTTTTTACCAATGGTTACTGTAACTTGACCAGTAGGTAATGTATATGTATTGGTTGAAGTTGTAATCAAGTTGTAAGTTTCCTCATCAACTGTTACAGTATTTGTTGTCGTACCATCGTAATTTGTTTCGGTTACCACTTTTTCGTAGTGATGTACAGTACCGTAAACATCTTCATCACCATATTTGTCGGTCATGTAAGCGTTAAAACTGTTAGAATCCAATGGCCAATTCCATTGTGGATCCAATAGTTGATTTGCAAATAACACTATCCAATAACGATAAGAATCGCCATAATACTTATAGGCTACAATTTCGGGTGTATCACCATCTTGTAAGTCATATTGATAATACAATAAAGGATTGTTAAAGATTGATGGCAGAATACTGGATCGAGCCAGTAAGTTCGTTCGTATAGAAGAAGTACCGTTTTGGTCGGTATAAACTAATTTTGGTAAAGAATCAAAGTATTGCATTAGTAACCTGCCTGTACTTTATCAGAATCAATAAGTTTAATTTCTTTGAACTGTATTGTCATTGTTGTCTGAACTGGTGCACCATCTGAGTGTGCTGCAAAACCATTAGGTGTGTAGTTGACATCAATATCTGTGATGACACTTTCTTCAACCTTACTGATTTTAGTATTTTCAGCACCATTGAACAAAAATTTTAAGTTGAATGTTGATGGGGGTATGAACAACATACCACCCGCACCAGCAACTGTCCTAGGTCTGGAATATGTTTTAAAAGATTGAATGATTTTTCTTACAGTCTCAGCTTCTTGTTGTGAATATGGCGTAAATGTGAATGTAAGACTGTATGTTCTCAAATCTAAGCCATCAAATAACAGCTGTTGATTTGGATTGATAGCTAAACCTTGTGATTTTACCAATAATTTAGTTGCATCAGATTCTAAAGCACCGGTGATTAATTTACCGGTTTTACTGTCCATGCCTGGTAATTTCTCTAATGTATTCTTAGCAACATCTGTTAAGTTAACTTCACCATATTTTGCCGTGTAAGAAAAATTAAGATTGTCTGGCATATACAATGAAATAATAGCCTTTGTCTTTTTCTTGCTCGGTTCCAAATTCAAATTGAATTTTGTATTGCCATCACCTACTTTGCCTGTACCTAAATATTTTGAAACACTGCTAGGCAAAGCGGCAGCAAGTGAATCTTTTGCACTGGTTACTGCATTACCAATTGCATTGCCAACACCGTTTACAGCTGTTGTTAATGAGTATTCTTTTCCTTCTTGATAACCAATGGGTGTGATTTCATTGACCAAAAATTGAACGACATGGCCTCTTGTTGCAGATTCCAAGTCTCTTGGATACTTCAAGATATCTACGTTGTTCTTGTTGGAATATAATGATGCCAAAGGACCTTTTAATAAGTTCCCAGGTATTGAAACTCCACCAATT